AATTATAAAACGGCTCACCAACTAACTGTGGTTCATATTGCTGCGCCGCCTGACTTACAAACATTTCAGACAATGGTTGCCCTTTATCATTATTGAATTTTTCCCAATAATCAGAGCGTTTAGTATATTTTCTTTTGGACATTATAAATAATTACACAAAGTAGAACAAAAGTTCCATATAAAGTATAATAAAAGTTAAAAAGTAACTTTCAACTAATTAATGAACATAGGAGTAAAAGTTTCAAAAACATCGTCAATAGTCTTATCATTTGAGTCGAAATGTATTTTTGCCATCCAGTTTCCTAAGACCAAAGCTGAATAACTATCTTTTCTAGCTTTGTCCGGTCCTGTTTGGCGGCGCAAATTAGGAGGCAAATCAAAAGTTTGTGTACCTTGTGAAGTAGTAGTGATTTGAATTAAAGCGCATTCATTTTTTGTTAAATCTAGCATATCAGCTTGGTGCTCAATAAAATCAATCATTTTGGCTGACGGCGCTTGTTTCATATCTTCTTCTGCTCTTAAGAATCTCAGCTTCTCAATAGGTATGCTTTTATTTCTTTGTTTGTTATAAGCTTCATCTATAGCTCTAGAAGCAAAAAATATGCGCCGGTGCTCAAAGTTAGCTTGTAGCAGCTCGTTTGCTTGCCTAATCCATTTACTGGTAGGTTTTCTTAAATAAACAATTTTATTGTCCGAATGATTATATTCCATCCTAAACTTGCGAAGATCAGATTGGTATTCTTCTGGATTATCAAATGGAACATCAATTGTTTTAAGTTTTTTGTCTTTTGATTGGAATATTTCGCTTTCATTACACGCTTGTATAAATTGAACACCACCGTTATAGTCACCAACTATCGATACAATATTAAAATTATCTAAACAATATTCAAAATAAATAATATGATATTTTAAAGAAGTGCCCGATAATGCATAACTGTGAACAACGGTTGCTTTTTGCTCGTCTTCATGTAATTTTAAAATCTGGATAGCGAAATCATCTGAACTTTCTGTTTGCGACCATGAAGGGTCAAATGCCAAAATATATTTAGAATCAGGATCGCCTTTAATTTCCACAGAAGGATAATCTCCTTCTGGTATGGTACATAACGCCATTTTGCTTGTTTTAAAGTATCCAGAGCTATCATCTGTAAATACAGCGCCAAACTCTCGATCAAACTGTGATTGACTCATTGTGGCTTTAGCTTGATTAACAAGATTTTGATCATAAAGCTGACTAGGAGCACAATCATAACTAAACTGCATAATACATCTAGTTGCTTTGTCTCTTTTATTTTCTTGAGTGATTAAAAATTCAAACTGGTTGTAAAGTTTGTATAAATATTCAAACTTGTAAGATGCAGAAGATAATGCTATTAATTTGTTATTAGGCCAAACAAATCTGTCCTCCTCATTCATTTTGCCTTGCTCAATAAGCATAGTCTCAAGTCCATACAGTTCTTGGCGCTGAGTAGGATTTTCTACAACTGACAAGAACGGCACAATAACCTCATTATAAATTCTTTCTGGCATTAATAAGAACTCGTCAATAATAATTCTTTGAAAACGGAAACCACGAAGTTTCTCACCGTCGCCCAATGGTAATGCGCGAATACGACTTTGACCTATTTCCATCAGCCACTCATCGTTACTTTTAGAAACTTTTGTAATACATTGTTTGAAAAACGCAGCTTCAGGTTTAGCGGCAATATCTTCTATCTTTTTGAAAATCATTTTGGACTGACGAAAAGATTTAGATAAAATACCTATTTCTACACCTTGATTTAGAATAGCATCTAATGCTGCATAAATACCTGTAGAAAAAGATTTAGACATACCACGGCTCCATACGCCCAAAAAATAATCCGTCTCAAACATAGACTTCACAGCCATATGCTGAAACGGAAATAGCTTAATACCAAAAATTAAATCTGCAGCAAAAGAAATGTTACCCCTTAAAAATTCATAAAGAGCAATCTTAGCTTCATGTTCTTCTAAGAATCCTTCTAATGCTAACAGTTGTTCGTTATCTCGTATTCTCGACTTTGGTCTGCTCTGATTGCCTTCTTGCCAACTCATGTTCTATAAAGTATTGGAGATCTGTTCTCCATAATTGTTTTCCGTAATATAATATGCGCGGAATGAGAAATTTTGAATTTTTTCTGTTGCCACTAAAAATAAATTGGCAGCGACGAGGAAAATCATACATAATATCTCTCATGTTTTTTAATATATAATCAATACTTGCTTTGCGTTTAAAATGTTTTTGTTCTGCGATGATCTTGCTTAAAGAAGATTCTACAACCACAAACATATAAGCATCCATATCTTGAGTAAGTTGTATTTCTCTTCTGAATCTATCTAAGTTTGCTTGACTTAACGTGCCACAAAAATCAGACGCAGATTTTCTGTCAACAAAAGTATAGTTGTAGCTATCGCCAAACAAAGTATAGTCACCAAAAGATAACTTGTGACTAGTTGTTTTAAAATCAAACTCTAATGGTTTTTGTTCTCTGGTATCTATCGCAATATCTAAATCTTCTGGTAAATCATTCGTAAAAAACCCATCAACAATATTTTGATCAAACATTAAATCAAAACTACAAAACTTAGCAAAAGAAGAATAACTGCCAAAAAGTTTTTTGATAATATCTAACTTAGGAAGAAAACAATGTTCTAACTCTAAATGAAAAGGCAAAAAGTTTCTTTTTTTGTCGTAAACTCTTTTTAATATTTTGGATTGTACATAATCCTTGGCTTCATCACATTCCAATTGATCCAGCCATTTATTCATTTGAACTCTGTTGACAAAATCTTTATTAAAATAAGAGTCCACATCTTTAAAAGGCAACAAATCACCTGTCAGCAAATTTCTACGAGCATAAAACTGAACATAGTATTCTGCTAAATGTAAATCGTGTTGTTTAATGTGCCTGTGCAAAGAACCTAATTTTTCAAACTCTTTACCGCACACTTTGCAAGTTAATTCATATTGCGTCATTTTTGCTTATACCTAAAACTCTAGCTTTCCATTCAGACATTTTTTCCATTTTGTCTGCTTCTTCGTAAACTACTTTTTTCTGCATATCTGCCATCTGTATCATCAACTTACGTTCTTGTTCATCTTGAAAAAGTTGGACCAAAGAAATAATTGAAGCATTACGTTGATGTTGGTTTTGAATTCTTTTTGAACGCTCGCCATTTAACTTGGCAAGCATTTTATCTATTCTGTTTGTACACTGGTTATATTCTTCAGCTTTTGTTTTTAACATTTCTGTAAGCCGCATGGTTAAATCATTTTGACCTTCTGTTTCGTCAAACATTTGGTTTAGCTTTTGTTTTTGAATCTCAATCTCTCTAAGATTCACATAATCCATGCAAACATTAATATACAGGTTTAACTCATCTGCTGTCAAATCAGGTTTATCCCAAGAGCTACGAATATATTCACTTTCAAATAGATCTCTTGCTTCTCTAGTAGCATAAGAGTTAATGACTTGTATAAATCTTGGCGCAGCTAAATAAGTCAGAAGTTTTTCTAAACATTTTTTATCCTGCATAGAAAGTTTTTCTGCATCAAACTCTTTCATAACGATTTTGTTGATTTTCTTGACCAATGATGATAACACTCTTGGTGGACTATATTTTTCAACTAAAACGTCGTCTCGTAAATTTATCTGTTCAAACTCATTGTTGATAAACTCTGACATCAAAACAAACTTTTCGCTTTCAAAAAAGTTTCTGCGTTTAGATTCTTCTGGCCAAATTATTTTAGCAACTTCTTTTTTTGTTAAATCTGGAGTGTAATGCCTTTTGATAAAATCTTGCTCTTCTACTGACAAAAAAGCTTTAGCATCAGATTTGCTGTTCATAGGTTGAGTCTTTACAGGACTTTCTTTTACTACGGGCGCAACAGGTTGGGGAGCTTGCTTAACAGTTTTGATTTTTCTTTCTTTAACTTTTGTTCTGTACTTTAATCCTCGTTGAATCCAAAACTCTCTTATTGCCCTGCCTCTTGCAGTGGTGCCCTTTTCGGTTGGATCATTCCAAAGTTCACGTATAACTTTGATTAAATTACCATTATGCTCTTTAAATAGCTCTAAGCTGCGCTGCTTTTCATCATCAGACAACTCATAGTAAGAAGACATCTCTATACTCATAAAAATATATCATTCCTTTCTAAAATACGCTTGGCTATTTTTTTATAAAGATTTTTCAAATTCTTTATTTGTTTGTAACCAGCTTTACGTCCTTTTTCGTTTGTTTTGTATCCCAATACTGCAGCTATATTTTCTTCATCTAAATGGTCTATAAACAACATCTTGTAAATAATATAGTGACGATCATTTAAATGTTTTTTCATCAAATCATGCAAACTATGAGCAGCAGATATAATGCAAGCATGATCAGAGAATTTACTGTTCTTTTTGTAGGAAGCGTTTTCGAGGGGTACAGGTACTTTTATATCGTAAGCATTTTTTTTGCTCTTTTCCCATTTAGCGAAATCTTTGCACTCAGAATCTTGTAGACCACTAGACGTAAAACCACACAAACTATGATCAGACTCTGTGAAAGCTTGATTATACTTGCAGTTCAGGCACGGCCTTGCGAAATTAGAATAATTATTTCGCAAAATATTTTTCATTTGATTAGAAATGATTTTATTGACCCATGGTTCAATAGGACGGGATTGATCCCATTGTTCCCATTTCTTAAAAATATGAAGACGAATCATTTGCGAAACGTCTTCGAAGTCAAGCCACGCTAAAGCGTTAAGGTGCCATTTATAAAATCTTTTTCTTATCTCATTATCTATAATATCCGCTTTATCTTCATATGTGTATTTTTTATTCCCCATCAATGTCTTTAGGACGGCTAGGGCCACACTCAGCGGTAGACTGATTTAAGAATTCCTCTTTAGACATTTTTTTGTATCCCTTGATTTTGTTGGAGTTATACTGCACATCTTCAGGATTCATCGGATTATTTAAAACGTCGCCTAAAGTTATATTAGATTGACTATACTCAATTTCATAATCTAATTTGGATAAACTACGAAAAGTTTCTTCTTCGTATTCTTCCTCCACTTCATGCCTAACAACAGGCTGACGCTGTAATGTATTAAGTTTTGCCTTAGCCACCACGCCACCCGTAGGATGACCACATGACTGACAAAACTTAGGCTTATTTAAAGTATATAAATTTTTGCTACCGCACTCTGTACAAAATAAACTAGCCATACTGATATATTATCCTTAATTATTTATTTTTTTCAAGTTTACTGATGATAAACTTAAGAATTTCGCTTCTTAAAATATCTGCTTTATCAAAAGTGAAAACATGAATACCGTTTTTCTTTGACTCTTCGTCGTCAAATAGTTTTGCGATTTCATTTAATCCACTTTTACCGTTAATATCCGACTGCATTAAATCGCCGCAAATAAAATATTTAGTGTCTTCGCCAATGCGGGTAATTAATGTTATTAATTCTTTTTTTGTAAAATTCTGCGCTTCATCTGCGAGAACGATTTTGTTTTTCCAACTAGCTCCGCGTAAATAGTTTATAGGCGCACAGCTAACAATGCCCTCTTCAAAAAGCATTTTAATTCTATTTTCTTGAATTATTTCTCTCAGCTTTTCTTCCAAAGGCATTGCAAAAGGATTGAACTTCTCATTCATATCCCCCGGTAAATGACCCAAACTTCTTTCTGCACTCTCAGCTATTGTACGGACATAGAATATATCATATTCATTATCCATATTGAATAACTGTAAGGCCGCATAAGTAGCTATAAATGTTTTACTACTTCCTGCTGGCCCCAATACAAAGACCATTTTAGTGTCTTTGTCAAATGCTACTTTTAAAAATTGTTTCTGTTTTTCTGATAAATCAAATTGTTTTAAACTTAATTTATATTTATTCTGTATTTCCAGAACCGTATCTTCCGCTCCCTGCGCAGCCTTCTTACGTTTCGTCATATTTTCTTTATATTACACTTGAGAGAACCATTTTACACATTAATATTATAAAGTTATGGTTTTTCATGTACTTTCTATACCAATGTATCCAACTCGCAAAGAAATCACTTTATTTGCGTTTGTTCAAAAAGTATACAAGTTTTGCAAAGAAATGACCGAAAGGGGGCATACTGTATATCATTATGGTCATCCTGATTCTGATGTACCATGCACAAAACATTTTGACGTTATAGATGAAGAAACATATTCAAAAGAATATGGCCATACCTCTTGGAAAGAATTTCACGACCAACACACCACAAATGAGACTCACAAGCAATTTAATAACAATTCCGCCAAGATAATAAACGAAATCGCTAGTCATACAGATTTTGTTTTAGCTTTTTGGGGCTTTGGCCATAAACCTTGCTGCGATCAATTAAAAAAAGGCGTCATCGTTGAAGCTAGCATTGGTTATGATTCTTATTTTACTAAAAATAGAGTGTTTGAATCTTACGCTCAACTTCATCGAATAATAGGAACAAAAGAAAATCCTTCTTTTAGTGATGTGATTATTCCTCCGGGTTTTGAGAGTGATGATTTTGTGTTCTCACAAGAAAAAGATGATTACCTACTATACCTTGGAAGAATGGTTGACTCTAAAGGTATAAGTTTAGCCCAACAAATAGCTAAAGCAACGCAAACAAAAATAAAATTTGTAGGACCTCAAAACCAAAAAAATAGCTTAGATAAAGAATGTAAATACTCAGAATTTATACATACTGTGAGTTATGAGGAGCGAGCAGAATTACTATCTAAAGCTAAAGCTTTGCTTATGCCATCTCTTTATGCAGAACCATGTGGTTGGACTATGATAGAAGCATTCTTTTCTGGCACACCCGTTATATCCACAGATTGGGGAGGCATGAGCGAATATAATCTTCATGGTGTTACAGGGTATCGTTGCCGTAGTGCAAGCGAGTTTTATTTTGCTGTGCAGCTATCAGAACAAATCAATAAAAAGTTTTGCAGGAAATATGCAGAACAAGTTTTTAATTTAAAAAGTGTTTGCGATAAATATGAAAACTACTTCAACTTACTAACAAATGGATTTGAGAAAATAGATGGAAAATTTAAATATACTGCTTTTGATGCAGCAGTAATAAGAAAATAGTGTAAATTTATTAAACTTTAAATATTATAATAATATGTCACACGTTTCTGGAAACTACACTTATGATTTTGTCAGATTGGACCCAACATGGGATAATTCAGCTGAAACTGGAATTCAATCTTTAGTCGTTGGCTTGACTTGCGCTTTCACAGGCGTTGATAGCCAAGGTAATGAAGTTAATGTTAGTCAATACATTGATGGAGCTACAGGATTTTCTCCTTATATTAGTTATGACTATTTAACTGGAAACATTGAAGATATCGCAAATGAATATGCTTCTGGCCAAAACTGGTGGTACACTTTGCGCGACAATGTTTCTGGTAGAGTAGATCATCCTGTGCCAGTTTCAAACTTTCCTTATCCTCACAGCGGAGAACCTCATACTCATCCCCCTGCAGACGCAACAGATTACAATGAGGACCACGATGCTTAATCATCGTTATGATGATTATAAAATAAATACGGACTTTTAGCATACGTCATATCAATATCCTCCGAAGACATTTGATCTTTAAAGATCTTAAACTTCGGGGGATTTTTTTTGTCATAAGGAGTAATGAAGTCTGGGTTGTGCCATCTTAATAAATTATTCGGCTGCACACACATATTGCCGTCGTCTAAGCTAATAAAATGATAGCATTTGCTGTCTTGATCATTCGCGTATCCCACGTTCAGCTCATTTAAATCACCCTCATAGTCATCAATCGTGAAAACATATTTGCCACTGCGGTATTTTTTGTCCCTGCAGAAAACGTCCACCCTCTTGTTTTGCAAGAAAGCGAAGGTAGTAACGGCGATATTGTTTGCCTGACAGTCCCAAGTTTGGAGAACAGATAATCTTTTTTCTTCATCATCATAAATTTTGTCGTATTTTTCGTCATTGACAAACGCTGATATTGGCATTTGCCAAAATATGGCCCCTAAACATGACTGAAAATGAAAGTGTAAAGGTCTGTTAATCATAGACTTAACGCCAAATATATACCCTTCAGTTAACCCCTCATCATCATTATCAAATATGTAAGAATTCCTTATAAAACACCCTATATATGGTGTGTTTGCGTTTAATTGAGCCATATATATTATATACACCACTAAAGCTCATTCAAAAGAAAAAGCTTGAAAAGGTAAAATCTTCGTGTAATATATGCAACATATGAATAAGTTTATTCTATCATTACTTAGTATTGTTGTTTCAGCCAACATTGTGGCTGAAGGTGAATCAAAGCTCAAGGCAAGCGTAAATGCTGGATATACATCCAACTACATTGTTAATGGTTTGGCAAAGACTGGTTCTCAGACTTTCGCTGGAGTTGACGTTAGCACTCAGTATTATGGCATTGACACTTACGTTGGAGCTGTTACGCTAAACTCTGGACAAGGACTTGGCGAATTGCATGGCAATGTGGGAATTGGAAAAGCTCTTAATATTTTTGAAGGCTTTTCTTTGAGGGGCGATGCTCAAG